CAAGGCAAGCTTCCGAACGCTTAAGACTACCGCCTTTGAAAACACAAGCCTAAAGAAGATTGCGGAGGACATAGCCAAAAGAAACCGCTACAAGCTTTACTTTGAAGGCTCAGACATCACCTTTCAACGGATAGACCAATACAAGCAAAGAGACTTAGAGTTTTTATATCAGCTTTGCAAACGCTACGGATACACCTGCAAAGTTGCAGACGGGAAAATAGTCATTCAAGGAATAGAAAGCATCCTCAACCGCAATGCTACGTTTGTGCTAACGCCCGAGTGGGTGATAGACCTTGAGATAGAAGTCTCAAGCTTAAATGCCGGCACTGTGGATGTGGTCTACCTTGACCCAAAGAAGAAAGAAGCAACAGCAGACAAAAAGAAAACGAACATAAAAGCAAGCCAAGACAAGCAGGTGGAGAGAGTTAGAGTAGAAAACAAAGCACAAGCTGAGAGAATAAGCAACGCCCAAAAAACGCTAAACGAAATGAAGGAGTTCAGAGGCAGGCTTACCTGCGTCGGTATTCCTTCCATCTACGCAAGCGGAAGCATTGAACTTAAAGGCTTTGATAAGTTTGACGGTGTTTATTATGTCTCTCGGGTGGAGCATGAGATAAAAAGGGATGGCTACACTACTCGGATAGAATTTTTGAAAAAACCCGGAGAAAACAAGGTTAAAGGAGGAAGAAGGGAATGATCAGACGAGGCATCGTAGTAGCAGTTGATGAAAAAACAGCAAGGGTAAGGGTGCAAATGCCGGACCTTGATGGCTTAGTCTCCAATTGGCTTCCAGTTGTGCATCACAAAACCCAAAAGGATAAGACTTATTGGCTTCCTGACATGGGAGAATACGTTGTTGTTGCCTTCGACGAGGAAGGAGAACACTCAGACGGCTATGTGTTAGGAGCCATTTACAACAGCAAGGACACACCACCAGTTGCCAGCAAGGATAAGTTTTTTGTACGGTTTGAGGACGGAACAGAGATTGAATACGACAGAAAAACCCATATCCTACGGGTAAAAGCACAAACGGTTCAAATTCAAGCAGGAACAGTTATCATTGAGAGTAATGTAAACATAGTCGGGAACTTGGCAGTGGTCGGCGGTGGTGCAAGCAGTGTAAACATCGTTGGCAACTTGGAAGTGGTCGGGAACATTCACGCCACAGGTGCAATCATAGACGAAGGCGGAAACACCCCTCACCACAGCCACTGACCCTTTTTGAAATCTTTGCTTGAACTTTCCTTACGCCTGTTGCAATGTTTAAGGAGTATGGAAGTAGGAATTCTTTCGCTGATTTTTCAAGGTGGCTGGGTTGCAAGCATTGCTTTTTTGTTGTATTTGCTTCTCAAGTTTGAGAAGAAGCTGGAGAGTTTTTCAAGCGAGATGAAGAAACTTGAAGAAAAGCTGGAAGGCTATCACAAAGAGATGGTAAGCAAGGAAGAGTATTATCGTGATGTCAGCGGTTGGAGGCACGAACTAAACAGGCTCATCTCTAAAATTGAAGAATTGCAGAAATACGGCGTCTCGAAAGAGGAATACTACCAAGACATCAGCGGATGGAGGGCAGAGATACAAAAGCTTGAGGACAGGCTTTTAAAGATTTGGGACAAACTTTCGGAGGTCCAAAAATGAGCAAAAGCTTGCGAGGTCTAATTTTGGATTTCCTGAAAAGGATTTACCCTCGGGAGATTGAAGAGCTTGAAGTGATTGCAGTTTTCTATCAATATCACAGAGACACGGAGATAAGACAAGCCCTCGCATACCTTGCAGATAAGGGCTATGTGGAAGTTAAGAAGGTGGCTATTCCATACGACAAAAGGAGATACAGAACGCTTTACAAGATAACCCCCAAGGGAATAGATCTTTTGGAAGGAGAAATCGTAGATGAAACTGTCCTTCCCCCCGAGGATTAAGCAATGGCAAAACGCAAGAAGGCAGAACTTTACGACCTTATACAGCGTATTGTATATCTCTACGAGGAAGAGAAGAAAGACTTCCGGACAATAGCCAGCCTACTGCGTTCGGAAGGCTACGACATCTCACGCTCAAGCATCCATCGTGCCTACAAAGATTACAAAGAACTCGCTAAACAATACAACGAATGGTGGGACAAGATAAAGATCCTTGTTGAACAAACGCAGAACAAACCAACAAGCTTTATGCTCTCTGCCCTTGTTTCCATCCTCACACAGCATGTGCTGGAGTTTGTAAAGGACATAGACTTCATGGAGTTTGAAGAACCCGGAGAACTCATTAAAGCAGTCAAGGAACTCACACAGATGACAAAGAGTTTAGAAGAATACATCTCCGCAAAATTGCAGAAAGCAGTAGAGAAGATAGAAGAGGAAGGCAAGAAGAGGAACATAGACCCAGAGTTTTTGAAGCTGATAAAGGAGGAGATATATGGAGTTTGAAAAACTCCTCCTCCCTTATCAACGCCATGCACTTCAAAAAATGTTTGAAAAAAAGTATTCCATCCTCATGTGGTCAAGGCAGACAGGAAAGTCCTTCGTTGTATCCCTTTTTGCGGTCTTACGGGCTATTGAGAGAAAAAACCACTTGGTAGCCATCATCTCGCCCACCGAGAGGCAGTCAAAAGAACTCATGGAAAAGGTCAAAAGACATGTGGAGTTTCTAAGACAAATTGGCAAGCTAACTGGCGATGTGGAGTTTTTTGAGGATACGCAGGCTAATGTTCTTGAGGTTAGGTTTCCAAACCGTTCCCGGATAATCGGACTTCCCGCAAACCCTGATGGCGTGCGTGGTTTGACTGGCGATGTGATTTTAGAAGAGGCGGCATTTTTCAAGGATGGCTACAAGGTCTATCAAGCTATATTCCCATCCATTACAAGGAACAGGGACTTCAAGCTGGTGGTCATCTCAACACCAAAGGCAAAAAACGATATTTTTGGGCACCTCTGGCAGATGTCTGAAGGAAACGATCTCTGGTTCAGGCAAAAGCTAACCATCTATGACGCAGTCAGTCTTGGGCTTGATGTGGATGTGGAGGAGTTAAGAAAAGGCGTGCCAAACCAAGACATCTGGCTTCAAGAGTATATGTGCGAGTTCTTAGACGAAGAATCTGTCCTCCTTCCCTACGAGTTAATCCATGCCTGCACGGTGGAAGGTATAGAAGCAGACATAAGAGAGCTAACGGGAGATGTCTACATTGGTGTTGACATCGGAAGAAGGCATGACCTAACAGTGATAAGCATCTTGGAGAAGGTGGCAGGCAGGTATTATCTACGCAAGCAGGAAGTTCTAAGAAAGCTTCCTTTCTCCGAGCAGTTCAAAATCATAGACCACCTAACCGCATATGCCTGCAAAGTTGCAATAGACGAGACAGGGATAGGTATGCAGTTAGCAGAGGAGCTCGCAAAAAAATGGGGAGAGCTTAAGGTTCTGAGGGTTTACTTTACGAACAAGGCAAAAGAAGAGCTTGCAAGTAGAGTGAAAGCGGTCTTTGAAGACAAAATTATCAGCATACCACCTGACAAAGACCTTATTGAAGATTTGCACTCTGTGAAGAAGACACTTACTCCAGCCGGAAACGTCCGCTATGAAGGAGAAACCCAAGACAGCCACGCAGACCGCTTTTGGAGTTTGGCATTAGCTTTGCATGCCTCAAGTCAAGAGGAAACAAAAGAGTTTTTGCCTGTGTTTTTTACCAACCAAAAAAGGGAGTTGAGCTATGGACTTAGTGCGTTATCTTAAACGGCTGTTCGGGTCTGAAAAAGCAAACTTAGCCGACCTTCCTAAAGCGAGAGTTTCAATACAGGCCGAGAAGGCTTTAACTCCAAAGACCTTAGATGTGCGGTATAAGTTCATCAATCCAAAATACCCACGAGAATGGTTAAACACCATAGCCAAGGCAGTTGTTGCAAACCCAATCCTTTCCCAAGTGCACAACCTTACAATCAACTTAGCAAATACAGGGCACACTGTTCAAGTGGAGGGTAAAGATGCAGAGAAGGCAAGAGAGGAACTCAAAGAACTTGCATTCCTTCTCAACACAGACCACTTAATCAATCAGCTAATCGCCCAGATAAACATCTCTGGAGCCATATCCGCTGAAGTGGTGGTTGATGAAAAATTGCAGGGAGTAAAAAAAGTCGTGTTTGTCCCGTCGGCTACTGTGTATTTCACCTACAACGAAGAGACGGACGAATACGAGCCTTATCAGTGGGTCGGCAACGCAGAACCTATAAAACTCAATCCAATGACCTATAAGTATTTGCCTCTGCTTACCCTTGAAGACTCGCCATACGCCATCCCTCCATTCCTTTCCTCGCTTTCCATTGTGGAAGTGGTGGAAAGCATGATCACGGAACTGAAAGGACTGGCACAGAAAATCGGTTTAATCGGCTTTCTGGATGTCAAGTTCCCACCACTTGCCAAAGCACCTAACGAGACCGAGACAGAATACCAAGAGAGGGCTTTGAAGTGGCTTGAGAACATCGCACAGCAGGTAAGCGAGAACATGGCAAAAGGCATATTCCTTCACTTTGATGGGACAGAGGCGGAATTCAAGGAAATATCACCAAATGCAGGAGGAATAAGGGAAATCATAGACCTTGCGGAAAAGTGGCTAATAGAAGGAGCAAAATCTCAACCCGCAGTTCTCGGCTTTTCAGATGGCTACACTGAAACTTGGGCAACTGTTGCTTTACATGTTTTTTCCGCACAGCTTGAGAACATTCAAAGGCTTGTCAGACGCTTCTTAGAGTTTGTCTACCGCCTGCATTTGACACTTAAAGGCTTTGACATAGATGATGTGAACATCATCTTCAACCCGCTTCCGGATTTTGAACCGCAGAAGAAGGCTGAGGCACGGTTGAAGGAAGCTCAAAGGATAGTCCAACTCCTCCAAGCTGGCATTATTGATGTTAAAACCGCAAAGAAAGAACTCGGCTACGGTCCCGAGGAGTAAGCATGGCGGAGCATGATTGGGATGCGGAAGGGAACGAGTTCATAGATAAACTTCTGAAGAAGATCCTGCCTGACTTTTTGCAGAAAGTAGAGTCCGTCCTCGCCCAAGCCTTCCGCTTTGCACCCTACTTCATCAGCTTTAACGACTTTACACGCTTCATTATGCAAGAATTAGAACAGAAGGTGCACCTATCACCAGAACACAAGGAAATGCTTTACTTCGAGTTTAAAAGGATCTACGAAAAAACACAAAAAGAAGTCGTCTCTGGGATGCCGATACGGATAGACTTCAACATGGCAGATGAACGCTCCATCAACTATGCTCTTTCCCTAACTGATTTCTATCTCGGCAAGTTCTTCCAAGGAGACAAAAAGCTCCGCCTTGATGTGGTCAAATGGCTTTCTAAATACTATTTAGAACAAGGGAACCCCATTGGCAAAGGGCAAGAGGGCATCAAGCACTTTCTAAACGAATTTGGAAGCTATCTCAAGCAAAGGACAGAAGGCAAAGTAAGACAGATCATAGACACCTCAGTTAATCACCTCCGCAATTCCGCAAGGCTGAGGGCTATAGCAAAGGCAAGGATCACAAAATATAGATGGGATGCGGTGGGGGATAGGCTAACCTGCCCCTATTGCCGGAGTATGGACGGAAGAATTTTTGAAACGGCGGATGCGGTCCGGACTTTGGAACTTATAGAATCCGACCCAGCATCTTTACCTGAAGTGAAACCTTTTTTAACAAGCCTCCCTTTAGATAAGCTAAAAAGCCTGCCAAGCCCACAGATGCCGTCAAAAATGCCACCAGCCCACCCGCACTGTAGATGCAGAATCGTCTCGTATATTGAAGAAATTGAAGAACCCTACCCGGTAGTCGTAGAGCCAGCTGTCCCACCCAGATCTCTGGAAGAAACTGCAATTTTGCAGGAACTGACCACTGAACTAAAAGCCTTGCGTCCAGAAGAGATAACCGCCCGCATAAGAGCCCATCTTGGAAGCGATTGGAGGCGAAACCCCGATGGCACTTTTGACGCCAAAGCCAGCAGGCTTAAAGCCGAGTTTGAGAAGCATGCTAAAGACTTAAACGTGCAATCTTTCAGAGAATACGAACAACTAAGCTATGAGGTGATTAAAAAGCCCGAACATGTCTTCATCCAGAGAGTTCTCAACCCCCAGACCAAAAAATACGAAACGAACTACATCTTTGTCAGAAACGGTGTTTATGTGGTTTCAAACGACGAAAGCCTTGCTATCAAAACGTGCGGACGACTTAAGAAGGATATAGAGAGCTTGCTTTATGAACTCTCCGAAAACCTGCGGTCCGCAACGCTCAAGCTCCTCTGAGTTCGTGAAATCTTTGCTTGAATTTCCCTCTCTCATCTGTCATCCTTTTTACTATGACCGTTGTTGAACGGGACGTTGTAAAAAGCGTCCTTCAGAACATTCAGATAATTTTGACCACACCCAAGGGTTCCGATGTGCACCGTCCCGAGTTTGGCTCAGAACTCTACAGATTTATAGACCAGCCCCTCACAGCTTTAACCGCTGGCAAGATCAAAGCCTATATAGTAGATGAAATAGAGAGATGGGAAACAAGAGTAAAGGTCAAAGAAATCAAGCTTGATAGGCGCCTTGAGCGGACAAAGATAGAACTTCTTTTAGCTATTGAAGACATAGAAACGAGGCAGACGCTATGGATATAAAGTTTGTAGAGACAGACGCAACTTACTGGGAAGGCTTGTTGATTGATGCTTACGAAAACATCACACAGCGCCCACTCTACCCAGCGGACCCTGAACGGCTACTGATCAACCTTCAAACTTACGCAAGTGTCCTTTTATCCATAGCCATAAACGAAACTGCAAAACAGAACCTGCTTGCCTTCGCAAGAGGGCAATATCTTGATGCCCTCGCTGAGTTCTACGGAGTTAAAAGACTTCCCGCCCGAAAAGCTCAAACCATCTTGCGTTTTTCTTTAGCGGAACCCTTAGACTTTGATGTGGTCATCCCTACCGGGACAAGAGTGTCCGCAGGAGGAGACCTCTACTTCGCAACTTTACAGG